TGGTGATGAAACGTTTGGCACTCTTACTTAAGAACTGGTTTGATCCAGTTGAAAATAGTTTTGATGCTGCGAAGAAGGAACTAACAAAACGATATCGATCAGTCTCGAGTTCAAGAATGGTTAAGGGAAAGGGACAGGGAATGAGATTGATCATACCGACAGACAAGATTCCTGCTGCGACAGAAATCAAGAAAGCAGAAGAAGATCTGCAAAAACAAACAGGATATCCGACTTCGATCATAATGATCAATCCGCAAGAAGTCAAGAGATTTCAATTTATCTGGAATGTTTCTATTGTTCCAAAAGAAAAGAGATCGAGTGAATTAAATAAGATACTCTTTGGACAGATGCTTCAGGACGGTTTAGCAATTGGACTTAGCTTTAGCCCAGATTGGATCCACGAGAGATTTGCTCAAACGTGGGATGAAGATCCTGGTAAGATGTTTGTCATGGGCGGTCCAAACGAGGCGCCACAGCCCAAAATCGACGATAAGAAGAATCAAAGAGTCGTTTCACCTAAAGTATCACTGCCAGGAGGATCGGTGCTTAAATCTGAAGTATGACAGACATAAATAAATCAGCGGAGATAATGAGAGAACAATTAGCATCGATCAGTATTACTGAAGACACTCTTAAAGACGAAGAAAAGTTGGCAAGATCGACTGCTGCAGAGTATTTTTATAAGACGTTCTTTAAAGAAGAAATAGATCGAATGATTTTTGAGCAATTGAAGTTTATGGGAATGAGTGCTCAAAATCTTGAACAATTTATGTTTGGTCGTGGAACGGTCAATGGACTTTCTTTGATCAAAGATTGGTTCGAAATACAAGTTAATAAATCATTATCCAGATTTGACAAATCAGAGACGGTGGAATAAAAGGTCGACAATCCCGGTTCGCTACCGGAGTTAACAAATAGCTGTTAGTCACTAACTAAATAACATTAATCATATGACAGAAATCTTCGACGAGAATGGCAATTTAATTGAACCCTTTGATTCTGAAGGAAATCCATTACCAGTTTTTGCAGAGACCGAAGTTAAAGAAAAGATAGAAGAAGCTAAGAAAGAATTTGAGACAGAGAAAGAAAAGATCACGACATCTGTAAATGATCTCAAAGCGGAACTTGCAAAGAAAGACGAAGAACTTAAGGGAATGTCTGATAAAGACAAGAACTTCAAGAACCTTCGTGATTCTAGAGACGATCTTAAGAAAGAGTTGGATGAAACAAAAGCAAGACTTGAGACACTTCCAGTTGAGTTTCAGAAACAGATCGCAGATGTCAGGAAAGAAGTTGATGATCAGAAGATCGGTGGTCTTATTGAATCATATGTTGGGGATGACAAAGAACTAGCTTCTAAAGTCAAAAACCAACTTGGAATGTTCATTCCTGATGTAGAGACAGACCCGACAAAGCGTTTAGAGAATCTGAAAGAGAGAATCAAAAACGCATACGTGATCATCACTGGTGGAACTTCTGGTCTCAAAGGAAATCTTGCTGCTATAAAGGGTGGTTATATTCCACAAGAACCAGCAGGACAGCCAGGACCGAAAGCAAAACTTACAGACGACGACAAGGATCTATTGAAGAACAAAATGGGTGTCAGCGACGAAGATCTTCGAAAATATGAGAGAAAAAGATGAGCAAAGATGAAACAACAAAAGAACCTGTAATGGTTCAGATTCCAAAAGAAGAGTTTGATCAACTGAAGGAAACAGTCAAGTCACTTCAAGAAAAGGGTGAATTTCTCGAAGCTGTTGCAGATAAGAAACAAGTTGCAACATATTATGCGAGAAATAAGTCTAAGCTTCCTTCGATCATCAGACTTAGAACATTGGATGGTAAAGCTGTTGTCGGATGGGGAAAGATCAAAGACGAAGTTTACAAAGATTCACAGACTGGAAGATGGAAAGAAGAACAAATCATCGAGGTAATCTTTGAAGACGGAACATCTCAGCAAATGGACTATGTCACATTTTCAAGACGATATGATCATGTCAAATGTGAGAAAGTCGGAGAGATAACAGATGAGATTGGAAATGTCACTCTCAAACTTCGAAGGATCGACAACGACAAGGAATATCAAATTCCTGTTCAATTCGTTAATTAAGATGATGTGAGTATTGGCTGAATGCCCGCAAAAATGTGGCTTTGGATGGAGACAAGCACAGAGTGCAAAAGCCGGGAGTTCTTCATCCGAGACATAACATGGGTCGAGAGTCCCTTAGTACGGATTACCCGCGTCCTTCCTTCAATGGAGAGATAACTATAAAACGCCACACATCATTCAAATATATGCCAGAAACAAAACAACAAAAAGTCGCTGCTTGCATAGCTCTTGGATGTAAAGAAGGAAAAATTCCGAAAGGTAAATTGAAAGGAGCTTCTCTTAATATGTATAAATCTATGAGCTTAAGTGAGTTGAAAGACTTTTGTCATTCAAAACCGAAGAGCTCTATGAAAGCATAGTATGTTTGAAAATAAATTCTACGGTGATAAGAAAATTGTTTCAGATGTTATTTCTGACGAGAAAACATATCTTGGAAACGAGAAAGTTGAATTGTCTTTAGAGAACGATGAGAAAATTACAATTCCGATCTTAATTGCAAAGAAAGCAATTTCAGACGAGAAGAAAGATCTTACAGATTTAGTACAATTGAGAATTCGTCCTTCTCTAGAAATGATTCTTGGTATTCTCACAGATCACGAATTGACAATAGACGAGATAAGTTATATGATGCCGTATATTGTTGAATCTGTGAATATGAACATTGATAAAGCTAACGAAGTCTTGTGGAAGAAGTCAAAGGGTGAAAAAACATTACTTGACGTCGACAAGATTTTACTACCACACAAATATGAAAACAGTAATATTATCGGTGAAAGAAAGACTCGGTCTAGGAGGTCTTCTAAATAAGAAGTATCAGCAACGAGGATTAAGTCTAGACACTTTAAGTCTATCTCAAAAGATTCTGGATAAGATCATGATGGATGAAGATGAAAGAAAGAAATTGAAAGTGAAGACAGAAAATGGAAGAGTCTCTTGGGATATTAAAAAAGATGAAGGAAAGAGCGTTGAGTTTAATCAAGATCAGATCAAGTTCTTAAATGATATTGTTAAAGGATTTTCAGAATCAAATGAATTTTCTTTGGAGGATGGTTTCATTATAGATCTAGTTGAAAAACTTAACGCAGGGTAGAGAATCGGTATCTCGCGAGGTTCATGACCTCGAGGCAGCTGGTTCGACTCCAGCCCCTGCAATCCGTTAGCATTCGTAAAATGCAATCCAGTCAATCGCAGAGAAGCGTAATCTCGACTGAAGGGTTTCTGTTATTTGATAACGCTAGTCGAGTTATTCAATTAACATACCTTAACAAATAAGCTCTTTACAAAAATGAGTTTTATAGTCAAGAAAGGAAAGACAAAGATCATTGAAATTCCGTGGACAACTGGACAGACGACATCAAAAGATGCATTAGTTTGTATGAGTGTTGGGTATGGTATACCTTGCACATCAACTACAAATGCTTATTCAACTATTGGTGTTGCAGTAAGAGCCGTCACTTCTGCTACCGATATTTACACAACACAGGGAAATCTTGAAGTAAGGGTTCCTGTTGAGAAAGGTGTAGAATGGGAAGCGACTGTGACTGCTAGTTTGGTTGTTGCAGATGTTGGATTGCATGTCGACTTAACAGACGCAAGCACATTAAATAGAGCAGCTTCGACCTATGACATTGCTCAGGTGGTAAAGTTCATATCGACAACAAAATGTCTTTGTGTACTTAACATCGGAACCGGTGCCATACCTGGTCAGGTTTAAACATGAGTCAAGAATTAAATTCAATCTCATTATCTGACTTCGTAAAATCGGCTGATGTTCTATTTTTCAAAGGTGCATCTTCTGTGAAGAATAGCATGCTTGAATCCGGATTTGTCAAAAAAGTTGACATCGGCGAACACACTGGAAACACTCGTGAGTTTTCTGAAATAGATACGAATGAGTATCTAACTTATAAGGGACAGGGTGATCAAGCAGCTCGTGGAAAAGTACAGCAAGGTTATAGCAAAACTATGACCATGTACAGAGTTGCTGAGAACATCGGTATTACTTATGAGATGAGAACTCAGAACAAGTACCCAGAAGTGGTCAATGCATTACTTAATGGTGGTGCAAAGGGATGGAACACAATCGATCTTGATCTTTCACATCGCTTAACATTCGGAACTGCGACATCTTACACCGATCGTGATGGTAGAACAATTGCAACTGTGACAGGATGTAGTTCTTCACAGCAATTGTTTGATACAGATCACGGCTTGAATGGTTCAACAACAACTTATCGAAATCGTTTAGCCAATAACCCGAGGTTATCCAAGGGCGCGTTGGAAGGAATGGAACGATTGGCGGTTGAAGAAACATATAACCATCTTGGAGAAAAGAAAGCTGCAACATTTGATATTCTTTGGACGACTGATGATCCTAACACGATCAACACAGCTAGAGAATATCTTCAGTCTTCTGCTAATCCAGATGCTGCACACGCTGGTGTAATCAATGTCTACAGTGGCAAATATAAGCACGTTGTCTTGCCGAGAGTTGCAACAACCGCAGTCGGTGCATACGAAAGCACAAAACGATATTACTGGGGTATTGCATCATCTGAACTTTCAAACTTCTACTTTGGAATGTGGGAAGCTCCACATTTAATTCCTCCTGCAGCTGGAAACAACTCAGAGGATGTTCAAACAGATGATTGGGAATTCAGAGTTCGAGCTGGATATGGAATGTGTATTGTCACTGGAATCTGGATTAAGTTCTCGAGTGGTGACGGTGCTGCTTAATCGAGCGAAGTCTTTATAATTTCCCATCCTTGTGGGCTTTGACTGGTGGTGAAGTAATTCGCCACCGGAAGTAAGCTCGTAAGAGTTGATAAAGGTCGGAATAATAATTAAAATTAGATTCGTTAGCTAAAGTTATCACTTGTTTCCAACAAACGAGTGTAGGAAGGAGGTGGACTTTAGACGGCGAATAATAACATGTCTTATAACATAAATTCGGGGTATGGCGCAGTAGTAGCCCATGCCGTTCCAATGGGGGCGGGTAAAGTCTTCTATGTGGCACCAGCAGGAACTGATGCGCTTGACTTTCTTAATAGGATTTTTCCGGTTGATTCTGACGGAGTACCGAGAGTATATGCTGCAACAATGGCGTCAGCAGATACTGCAATTCAAGCAGCATTAGATGCTTGTGTGGCGAATAGAAATGATTATGTAATGGTTTGGCCGGCAGCTGCAACGTACACTTTAACTGCTGCATTAACAATGAGTAAAAAGGCTGTTCATTTGATTGCTCCGGCTGGACTCGGGATGAAAACTGGTTCAAATAACAGTACAAGAGTTCAGGCGGCTGCCGCAAGTAATCTTATAGAAATATCCGCTGCATCAGTTGAGATAGCGGGATTCTACTTGAAGAATATTGCTGCATATGGTGCGATTTATTGCGCCCCAACATCTACAGCAGTTGCGCCTTGGATTCATCACAATACTTTCTTCATTACTACTGCTTCGGGTGCAAACTTGCCAATCATAAGAGGCACAGCGACTGGTGATGGTGGTTGGTTCGGTGTGATAGAAGACAATCATTTCCTCACGTATGGAGTTTCAGGCGGAACAATGACTGGCGTTATTTACTTTACCGGCGCAGCTGGCATGATGAAAGTCAATAGGAATCACATCGGCATTGCAACTATTACTTGTGCCACTGGCATAACCGTCACCGGGAATGGTTCAGAGATCTGTGACAACTACCTATACGAAATTGGTGTTGGAGCTGGTTCGACAGCAGGCACGCTGACTATTGGAATTCAAGGGTCTGGTGCGGTTAATGTCATCAATAATAGAATTGGTATGGCAACAACAGATCTTATTGCTGGAATTGGAAATTACTATGCAATCGGAAACGTTGGTGGCTTACCTGGCACAACGGCTTGGCTTACTTAATTCATTAATATCAATTAATCATGCCTGATAAAGCCATACTTTCTGTAAAATGTCCCAGATGTGGTGGAACGGGAACCCATAAGGTCTTTAATCTTGATAATGTTATAGTGGATGAAAATTGTACTCTATGTTTAGGTGTTGGCACCATAGCATGTGGGAATGTAGACGTCACTGATTTAATGGATGAATTGGATTGGATTAAGAAGAAGATTAAAAAGATTCTTCAAAAGCTGGACATACCAGAAGAATAATTTTCCTTGTAATTAACAGTTCTTACCGGCTCTCCTGTTAAAGAACCGGAAAGTCAAATATATGAAAATACTTAAAAGATTAAAAGCATACAAAAAAGAAGAAACAGAAGGGGCTGTACTTGGAGTTGGGATATTAAAAGCAAAGGACTATAATAAAGATAAGTTTGGTCATTTGCTTCTCTTCTCCATAAATACAAAAGTCGTTCAGCTCTTTAAGAAATTATTTGTTCCAATATAAAAACATGAAAAAAGAAAAAGAAATAAAAGAAAAGAAACTTGGCAAGGTTGCCAAGCCAAAAGCTGTCAAAAAGACAGAACCAGAGAAGAAGGCATTTGAAGTTCCAATAATGCCAGAGAATTGTTAATCATTAATTAAACTAAAGACATGAGAGAATTTGTAGACTACGTTATAATGAGCAAACAGGGATTGTCGACTGCGACATTTACTGCTGCTACAACAAATATCTGTACCTCAAACGCACACGGTCTTGAAAACGGGGATAGGATTGTACTGACATCGTCAACGACACTTCCGGCAGGACTTGCGCTTGCGACTGTCTATTACGTAAGAGACAAAGCAACAAATACGTTTAAACTTGCTCTTACCGCAGAGGGAGACGTGATTGATGTTACAGACACAGGAACAGGTACACACACCTGGACAGAGCACGACATCAGCAAGAGTATTCTCTGTGAGGACTTCCAGCACGCTATTTTAAGCGTAGAAGTCGGAACAGACGCCACGATGACCTTGAAAGTTCAGGGTTCGCTTGGAGATTCGGCAACATCAACAGATGATTGCCCGGACTTCTCGGCAGCGCAATCTCAGTCAAACGCCTGGGATTATATTGAGATTATCGACCTACAGGACGGTTCTTCAATAGACGGAGACACCGGAATTAGCCTTAATGGTGCTGATGTTAGACAATTTGAAGTCAATATCAATGCAATTCGTTGGCTTGGAACGATTATTACTTCCTGGACAGACGGAGACATTACGGTTCGTTTAAGGTTGTATAATGATTAATAAAATAAAAACATGAGACGCAAGAAACTTGGAGGACAACCGACAAATGTTGCTGTCAAAGAAGAAAAGAAAAAACTCGCTGGTGCAATAAACAGCGAGAAGCTTGAGATTGAGTCGCTAGACAGTGAAATCAAAAACAAGGGAGTGGCCTTAAACAACAAGAAACGGGAATTAATTGACCTTGATAAGCAACTTGACAGAATAAGGGCAAGCGTTATTGAAGAAAATGATAAACTTGTTGCTGTCAAGGAAAAGATTTCTGAGGGCAGAAAGGGCCTTGAAAAGGTTAATTTAGAGATAGCCGGCGCGAAAAACGTACGAGATGAAATGGTAGAATCTCAGAGTATGACTGAAAAGTTTAGAGCAGATAGAGACGAAATCGCTAAAGAGGTAGATAGGCTTAAAGCAGAAATCATTAACCTGAAAAAGGAGAAAGAGTCCGTTATTGTTGATACCGAAAACGCCAAAAGAGATGCCGCAAACAATAAAAACGCCTTAGCCGAATTAGATAAAGACATTCTTTCAAAGAAGAAACAATTACTCGATCTCGGTAGTCTTATTGAGCAAAAAAAGAAAGCCGAGGAAGATGAATACGGCACAAGGATTGATAATTGGAAGAAGAAAGAAGAGGTGGTTAAGGCTAACATTGATTCCATTAACGGTGACATTGTAAAAAATAGGGCCGAACTGAAGGGGATTGATGAGCAAATGCAGAAACGACTTATTCCATTAAATAAAAAAGAAGCGGAACTTAAGGCCCGTGAAGATGCGTTGGTACAAAAAGAGTCGGCGTTCAACGAAAAAGAGACCAGAATAAATACATTGGCTAAGACCTTGCAAAAGCATTTTGATAAATTAAAAATGCCTATTAAGGTCATCTAACATGGGAAGAACAGGAACGTCGAACATTGTCCAACTAATGGAGGATGGAACCTTGTTTTACACAAATGAAATCCCTATTGGGTCAATCAACGACAGCAATACAACTTTTACCTTGGCAGGCTCGCCCAAACCGGCGGGTAGTCTTGAAGTAACATTAAATGGCGCAGAGTTAAGCGTAGATACTGATTATACTTTATCCGGAGATACTTTAACGCTATTAATAGCTCCTCCGACTGGTTCAATTTTAAAAGTTGACTATAGAACAGAGCCATGACAAATAAACAAAAACATATTTTAATAATTGTCGCTTGCTTGCTTATACTGGGAGCCGGTGTTTTTGCTGGTAGGTATTACGCAGCACAAGATACAGGTTATCCTGTCCGTGTCTTGAATTTTAATGACTTAGAAAGCGTTAATTTGAATTGGCAGGGGACTGAGCCACAAGATGTATTTGGTGGAACGGTCCTCTTCCCGTATCAAGGGGGTACGGGAATAGCTTCTTACTCAGCTGGAGAGATGCTTTATGCTTCTGGCCCGGGAACACTTTCAAGATTGCTTGCCTCTGGTTCAGAAGGTCAGGTTATTAAAATGACAAGTGGTATTCCTGCTTGGGGAGCAGATGTCACGGGAGCAGGAACACCTGACGCTCACGGTCTTTTAAGTGACTGGGGACACAACGATGTATCAAATGCTTCTGCTTCGGCGGGCGCATTGATTTACGGGTCAGGCACGACCTGGACTCCTTTGGCAGTTGGCGCTTCGGGAAGTTTTCTTTTATCCGACGGAACGAATCCTTTATGGAACGACATCGGAACTTTGTCGGTTAGCCGAGCTTCTATCTCCGATGATTTGACAATTGGTTCTTTGGCAAATTGCGACACTATAGATGCTGATGCTTCGGGAACTTTGAGTTGCGGTACAGATTCATCAGGAACGGGTGCTGCTATTTTGCACAGTTTAATGGATTCAGACTGGCACGGAGACACATTGTTGGCTTCTGTTTCTGCCGGTTCTCTGATACTCGGAAATGCAACTCCGAAGTGGTCAGAACTTACCATAGGTGCCTCACAATCCTTTTTAATGAGTGATGGCACGACAGCTTTCTGGGCTGACTACGTTGACCAGAATACTACCTACACGGGAGGAGACAATTTAACGCTTACCGGGACAGATTTCGATGTCGACGATCCTTTTACGGTTGTGGGATTAAACGGAACACACGTCTCAGCATCGGAGGATTTTACAACTCCAAGCGGACAAATAACTTCATTGTCTGCGTCCACACTTAATTTCCCTAATGATTCGGTAACTGAAGAAGACATAGATTTTAATACGGCTTGTGCGGCTGGGAATCATTACTATTTAAACGGCAATGACCTTGCCTGCGAGGCAGACGCGAATACTACATATACGGGTGGCGACCACCTAACCCTTACGGGAACCGATTTTGACGTAGATGATGACTTTTTATTAAATAATGGAGATACTGGTACTTGGATTTCTTTATCTGCTGACTTTCAGGCATTACAAGCAAATATAGCTTCTGTTTCTGGAACGACCTTATGGGGATTCTCTTTGGCTGACTGCGATGCGGATAATCAAACCTTAGCTTGGAGTGATACAGGAGTCTTTGGTTGTGGAGATGACGACAACACAACTTATACAGGCGGGGATAATCTTACCCTAACGGGAACAGACTTTGACGTGGATGACCCATTCACAGTCGTGACTTTTACTGCTACTCACGCTTCTATCTCAGACGACCTCGAATCAAATAAAGGACAATTTGCCTCCCTTTCGGCGACAACTTTAAACTTTCCAAATGACAGCGTAGCGGAAGCGGATATTGATTTTGACACAGCTTGTGCGGCAGGAAGCCACTATTATTTAAACGGCAATGATTTAGCTTGCGAAACAGATGATAATACTACCTACACAGCAGGAGATAACCTGACATTAACCGGTACTGACTTTGATGTAGATGACCCATTTACGATAGTCACGTTTTTAACAACACACGCCTCGATCTCAGATGACTTAAATGTTGCAGATGCAGAAACAACGTCTTTAAGTGCAGGAACTTTTGCTGGAGCAGGATTGGCAGATTGTGATACTGCTGCAACATCAAAACTCTTATGGAGTGACACAGGAGTTTTCTCTTGTGGAATAGATCAGGCGGGAGGAGTTGGAGGTGAAGTTCATGGATTATTGAATACAGATTGGCATACAGACGTTTTGCTTGCCTCTGTTTCTCAAGGTAGTTTAATCGTAGGCAACGCCACGCCTAAATGGTCTGAACTTACCATAGGAGCTTCTGGCAGTTTCTTAATGAGCGATACCGATGATGCTGTTTGGGACGATATTGGGACCTTAATTGCCTGGAACGCATCAATTTCAGAGGAACTGACTATCGGAGCGGGTGTCGGAAACGCAGGATTTCTTAGTGTGCGTGGGGATTTCAGTGTTAACGATGGGACTTCGGCAATAGCAGATTCAACTTTTTATATAGATACTGCCGGTGGGAATTTTTATACACCAGCATTGTCGGGAATACCTTGTGATACCATAGACATTGATGCTGATGGCTTATGGACTTGTGGGACCGATGCTAATACTACTTACACCGCCACAGAACCCCTGTGGCTAAACGGAACTGCATTTGATATTGAATTGGCTTCAACTGGCGGGGACGGTTATTTAAGTAAAGCCGATTGGGATACCTTTAATGGAAAATGGGACGGACTTACAGATATGGTTTTAACTGATACTTACATTTATGTAGGCAATGGTTCAAATGACCCCGTGGGCGTTGCGATGAGTAATGACTGCACCATATCTAACTTAGGCGCGATAACTTGCGACCACGATGCGCTTGCGAACTTTGTAGCAAATGAACACATCGATTGGACGGCTGCGAGTTCAAGTATTCATATAAACGGAAACATAGAAGTAGACGGGACCGCGAGTATATCGGGAGCATTTACTTTGGGGACTGATGTTATCCAAGAAAGCGCAATAGACTTTAATACAGCATGTGCTGCTGGTAGCCATTTTTATTTAAACGGTAATGATTTGGCATGTGAAACAGATGATGATACAACTTATACTGCCGGAGACAACCTTACTCTTACGGGGACTGATTTTGATGTAGATGATCCGTTTTCGGTTACTGGACTTACGGGAACACACGTTTCTGCCTCAGGAGATTTTAGCACGCCATCGGGGCAGATTACTTCATTGAGCGCTTCAACCATACTCGGCGCTGGATTAGTAGATTGTGATAATGCTACGACATCTAAATTATTATATTCTGATACTGGCGTGTTCTCGTGTGGAACCGATACGACTGGTGCTGGTGCGGCAGACACTCACGGACTTTTAAATTCAGAAATTCACACCGATACTCTTTTGGCTTCAGCTTCCATAGGCAGTTTAATTACAGCAGAGACAGACGGCTGGAAAGAATTAACCATCGGAGCATCACAGTCATTCTTAATGTCAAACGGAACATCCGCAAGTTGGTATGACTATGCAGACCTGAACACTACATACACCGCCACCGACCCGTTATTCTTAACTGGAACTGCATTCGATATAGATTATGCTTCAGCGGGTGGAGGTGGATACATACTGGGGACTACGTGGGAAGATTTTAATGGCAAACTTTCATCTTTAAGCATAGACCTTTCATCTGAACTTATAACTATCATAGGAGACGAAACTGGTTCGGGAGTGATAGTGTTTGGAACTTCGCCCGTATTTACTACTTCATTTACTACGACAGGAGTCTTTGCTATCAATCCAGGTGGAGCATTAACTATCGGAGATGGTGGAGATACAACCGCAATGAACTCTTCTGATTGGGATATAAGCGTAACAGGCGATATGACCGGCATCGGTGGAATTACTATGAATGGGGCATTATTGGCAAGTGGGTCAGCGCAATTTACAACAGGAACAGTAGAATTTGATGGCATTGTTTCTACTTCAAATAACTGGACTGCTTACGCAGGTGCTTGGGACTTAGGGGCATTGGGTTCGTTTGAACTTCCTAATGCCGCCGCACCAACCGTTGATGCCATTGGTGAGATAGCCATAGACACAACCGAAGACCAATTAATCTATTACGGAACATTTGGAAAAGAAGTAATAGTCGCCACTAAAAGCATTGCATTTGGCGTTGCTTCGGGATCGGCTACTTTATTGGTAGACGGACCTTCGTTGCCATTTGATTTTACAATTACTTCATCTTCTTGTAGGTCAGGAAATGTGGCAGGAGAAATTTATATCATTGATGTTTATGAATGTTCCAATGCTGGCGTTTGCGGGGAGCACATAAATACCGCAAGCGTAAGCTGTGATATGAATGCCACTTCTTTCGCCAGAAACGACACGGTGGGAACGAAAGCCGAGTATTACAGATTTAAGATTCAATCAACCAATGATTCTTGCGAAAATACAGACCAAGTAATACTTAATCTATGGGGAACGCCAACGGCAAAATGAAAAAATACTTAATCATAGGAATAGGTATCGTGGTCGTGGGGGTTTTGGCATTTATTCTCCCACCACCTAATGGATTTTTTGGTGCTTCTGACGATACTGCTATTTCTAAATTACAAACAAAATATAACAATGCACCAAAAGCAATTAAAGATAAATATGTTTTAGCGGACAATGTTTTAATAAAAAAGGAAATCAAGAATGCAGAACTGGATAAATACAAGGGAGAACCGAAAGATGAAATAGAAATAACCATAGGAAATAAACCAGGCCAGAGTTTAATGGGAGCAACCGATACGAACTTTACCCCCTCAATAGAATTAAAACGCTGGAATGAAGTTTCGTTTAAAATTATTCCTGATATTTCAAAAGTAGCCACAAAAGACAGAACCTTAAAATTTGAAAATGACAAGATTTTATTTGAAACCCCAAAAATAAGCTATGAAATGTATGATGTCGCACCGAACACAGAAAATCCCGAAGGAGCTTATAAATTTATTTGGTATTTGAAATCAAAACCCGCCACAAACAAAGTGGAATTTCAGATAGAAACTTCGGGATTGGATTTCTTTTATCAGCCACCAATGACCGAAGAATTTCAGAACGGATATTCAGACAAGTTCAAAAAAGAAATCGTAGTTTCCGAAACCCAAGTCAAGGATTTAGAGGGAAATGTTTTAGCAGAGCGCCCCGAAAATGTAGTCGGCTCTTATGCTGTTTATCACTCCACCAAAGGAGGAATGAATGATGCTTACGGCAAGGATTACAAAGTTGGTAAAGCATTTCATATTTACAGACCCCACATAATTGACGCAAACGGCTTAGAAGGCTGGGGTAAGTTAAACATTACCTGGATTAATCCTGAAAAAACAGAAGGTATTTACTCGGCAGAAATACCGCAGGACTTTTTAGATAATGCAGTTTATCCGATTAAGAGCAATGATACGTTTGGGTATGAGACGTCTGGAGGTAGTTATCAAAATACTGCCAATTATACGTGGGGTTCTGTATTCGCCTCTGGAGGGGCAGGAACTCTGAGCAAAATTTCTTGCTCTTTTAACGATGCTTCAAAAAATGCACAAGTTGGAATTTATCTTGCCAGCAACAGGAGTAAGGTTGCCAATTCTGGTACATCTGTAACTGTTGCAGCTCCAACGTTTACTGACTTTGCAATGAGCAATGAGATAAGCAATACTAATTATATTTTATGTGCTCAAGCCCAGACAACAACCTATATTAAATATGATGCTGGCGCAGCCAATCAAGGAAATGGAACTTATCGAGGCTCAGATTTCCCGAGCTGGCCTGCGACGCTTGACAATTATTATACAACAGATAAACACTCCATCCATGCCGACTATACACCTTCGGGGGGAGGGGCGGTAGAATCTCCTATAAATAACACCCTAATCATACAAAACGATTTCTAAGTTTCTTTTTCGTGGATTTTCTTTCGCACAAAGAAAACCACCCCGACAAATACCAACCACCTAAACCAAATATAACTTTTTCTAATAATTAAGAGAATAATAATTAATTAAAAAAACATGCAAAACAATAAATTACACTGGATAGAAATTATCTTATTAATTGGAATACTGATAGTTTTGGGAGTTCAAATTAAAAGTGATAATGGAATCTTTGGTGGGAGGTCATCAAGTGATTCTAATGATGGAGATGAGTTAATTCTTTGGGATGGTGTCGGAACAATGGCATCAATCGCTTCCTATGATGGGGGAGATGATACCATCATTACAGATACCGCACATGGACTTGTGGTTGGAGATGTGGTAAATTTCTATACAGCAAGTGTTGCATTTGGGGGTGGGGATGCGCCGGGATTCACAATGAATGCCGATTACTATGTTATAACTGCATCAATTAGCACGGTATTTGAAATTTCAACAGTCAAGAGTGGAACTGCTTTAGATTTAACTGTAGCTTCTGCGGGAGGCGGAGAATTTTTCACAAAGGAAATTGCAGAATCAAATGCAATAGATGTTGAGAGTAGAGATAAGTTCTCATTCACGGTTGCATCAGAAGAAGCGACAAGCGTTTCAATGTGCTTTGTTGGTTCAAATATGGTGACTGCACCAAATTGGTATGCATCACAATCAGCAGACAATAGATATGAATATCTCGGAATTTATGATGCCGCAACACAGACAGAGACAGAAGGAGATACTTGTTTGGAAATCGCAGGCACAGACGAGATGAGAATGTTTGATGTTTATGATGAGAACTTAAAGTGGTTTTTTGTCAAGACAGGAACATACGCATCGGGTAGCTTAGATATAAGATTAAAATAAAATGCCAAAAGAATCAGAGAATTTCAAAGAATGGACTATTACGATTGACAGTTTCGGTGGATTCTGTCCATCCTTTTTTGATAATTCCTATCCTTATTACGGAAACAAAAATCAAGCGTCTGCGATGACAGACTGTGATATTCGTGATCTGAATGTTCTTACTCAGGGGGCAGGGATTGCAGCATTAATAGCTGGAACACAGGCAGGGGCATTAGATGCAAATGTGGTTAGTATATTAAAACATGCAACATCTACAAATGTGTCATTTGCCATTGAAGGAGGTGCATTATTGCATAGGATAAGTGCAACAGCAGTATTAAATGCAGGAATCTGGCCGCATACAATCACAGGCACAGGTACAGTAACTGGACAAGATGTTGTTTACTACAATAGTTTATTGCTTTATTCATACCTTGATTCAACAGTTGGTGGGCAGATTGGTTCATACGATTTAGCAACAACATTTGATGATGATTATTGGACGGTTGCATTGTCGGGAACTGCATTAGTTGCAGGGGTGCCGCATTATATGCTGGTTGGTGGAGATGACATTCTGGCGATAACAAATGGTCAATACATTGCAACATTAGATGGGACAACAGACAATGACAAAGCATTGGATTTTTGGAATAATTCTGTTGTGGTCACGATTACATGGAATTGGAATAGATACATCATAGGTGTTAATAGACCGAATATATCGGGTTCAAATTTTAATCTTTCTGGGATTTATACTTGGAATGGCACAGCATCAAGTTGGGAAGGTGATCCAATTGAAGTGAATGGAGAAATTGGTGCATTGTACACAAAGAACGGAACGACATATTGCTGGTGGAAAGATTCAACAACGACCGGAGCATACAACTTTGGCTATATTAATGGATCAAGACTCGATCTGATTCGAAGATATTCTGGTTCATTACCCAATCAAGCACAAGTCGGTGAATATGATGGCTTTGTTGCTTGGCTTTCTTCTGGAGTTTTAAATCTCTGGGGATCAAAAGACGCAGATCTTCCGGTTCAATTCTTTCGATATATGACAGCAGGATATACAACAACACCGGGTGGATTTGCTTGTCCATTTGGAACACCAATCATTGGATCTTCAGCAACAACAAATTATCAACTTGGGGTTGCAACAGGAATAAGTACAGGAGCAAGATATAATACAATGGCATTTAAAATGTCAGGACCGAATTTCAAAAGTCAGATAGATACAATAATGATTGAGACTGAACAAATGGCAACTGGTGCAAAAGTAGACGCAACATTAACATATGATCAAGGAAAGTCAACTCAATCATTAACACAGATTGCTTATGTTTCTACATTGCCAACAAGACACAAGATTTTAAATAGAGGTCCACAGGTTGAAGACTTCCGACTTGATTTTAGTTGGGCAAATGGTTCAACTACAAATCCGGTTAAGATCAGGTCTGTTATGATAATGGGACATTATATAATTAATGATTAACTTTTAAAAACATGCCATCATTTCTACATTCGGAATTAAGTACAGAAGTCACAGCTATTGCAAGCGGTAGTTTTTCTGCTGCTAACTTTTTGACAGTTGCAAATCGTGCTGTGAGAAAGGTCTTATCAGATTTAAACTTAAGATCATCAAGACGAGAGTCTGCACTATCTCCGAATCTTTTTAATGACGTCTATGCATATACTTGTCCGACAGATTTAAAGAGACTGATTGATCTGAAACCACAAATCAACCGAGGACGATTTGATTCTTGGAGATTGACATCTCAAGAAGAGTTTGACAGATATAAGGAAGATCATAGAATTGACAGGTATGGAGATCCTGTTGAGATCAAGTCATCACAATGGCTTGGAGAGAATCTTGTTGCTTTTGGATATAAGGATCTCACAAGAATTTTATATATCTCAAGACCGATTGATGATCAGTCACTGACAATAAGTACAATGGATTCGTTAACGGCTGGTGGAGGGACGTGGACATTGTACGGAGATGGCACAAATCTGACCGCAGATGCAGAGAACTACGTAAAGGGTAGTGGATCTATCAATTGGGACATCAGTGCTGCTGCAGGCACGACTGCTGGCATTTATAACAGTGATATAAACGACTTTGACATTTCAAAGTATACAAGTGCAGGATCTGCATTGGTTTGGGTCTATATTACATCCGCTACAAATCTCACAAACTTCATTCTAAGAATCGGAAGCGGAGCTTCTGCATATTATTCAATAACGATAACTACGAATAACGAAGGAGCAAGCTTTTATGCAGGTTGGAATCTTCTTCGTTTTTCTTTTGTAAACAAATCAACAACAGGAACACCCGATGACGATGCTTGTAATTATGTTGCTTTATATATGACAAAAGATGGAGCAAAGATTTCTGAAACTGATTATAGATTTGACAATCTTGTTTTAAAGATCGGCGATCATTATAATGTGATCTACTATTCTAAATACTTATGGCAGAGTACAGCAGGAGTCTGGATCGAAGATGCAACTGCAACAACAGATGTATTGAATGTAGACACGGACGAATACAATCTTATCATTGCAAAGACCGCAGAGTATATGGAAGAGCATCTTAAGAATTATAATCAAGCAGATCGACATAAAAAAGAATATGAAGAATTAAAACGTATCTATATCTTAAACAATCCAAGTGAAGAAGTTCCACTTACTCAAACGTATTTTGATTTTTAACATGAATCATGACAGAATTATTTACAGATTTAGTTGTTCAGGAGAGAACAATGTCTTCTCTTCTTGGACAATCACAAAACAGTTTCGGTCTTGAAGGACAAAACCCATCGACAGTTGGAGGTCTTTTGATTGGATCGTCATATAAGACATCAGACGGTGGAGCAAGGATGGAGATCTTTCCGCAATGGGATCCAACAATCGCTTTGATCGTTTACAATTCAGCAGGAACTTCGATCTTTAAAGTTGAAATAGATGGAACAAACACTGGGGATATTACAATGGGTGATTATGCAGGAAGTCAAGGATTGTTCTGGGATCAATCAGCAGGAACATTTACAGTCAAAGGTGCAATTACTATAGTCTCGGGAAGTGTTCCGTGGTCAACTGTTTCTGGAACAGGAAAACCAGCAGATAACGCAACAGTCGGTGCAGACTGGACAACGAACCTTGCAAACATACCAGCAACTCTTGGAACAGTCGGAGCAGCAGGTTTATATCTTTCAGCGACGTATATGGGTTTTTATTCTGGAGCTGCTTGGACTGCATACATTGACAACTCAGGAAACTTTTATTTTAAGGGAGATGCAAACTCTTCGATTGACTGGAACATTACTACAGCAGGAACTTTAACAGTTAAGGGAAAGATCGTTGCAGGAACAGGATCTTCTGTTTCAACAGCATATCTCGATGGCGTAATACCGCAAGCAAATTTGAATATAGCAGACCGGGGTTGGTCTCAGACTTGTGCCTTCTCAGTTACAGACGCAGATACAATCGCCTGGGGAGCTGGCACTTTTACATCAGCAGACGGGACTGCTTATTCTATAGATGCCGGGAGTACCGGGAATATGGTTGCAAAGACATATATTTATTTGGACATAGCGGTTTCTGAGACGGCCTATCAAGTCACAACAACAGCAACAACGGCCGTCGGAGTTGGGAAGGTTTTAATAGCGATAGCTCAGAACGCAACAGCAGAAGCTACCTATCAAACAATGCAAGGGCAGGGAGGTTTGAATATTGACGCAGCGAACATAGTTGCCGGAAGCATTACTGCGAATGAAATAGCTGCTACAACGATTACTGCCGCAAAAATGAGCATTACAAGCCTTTCTTCAATCGTTGCAGATATGGGGTCAATTACGGCAGGGACCATTACTCTTAGTACTGCTGGCTACATTAAGGGAGGACAGACAGCATATGCTACGGGGACTGGATTTTTCTTGGGATATAGCACGAGTGCGTATAAGTTCTCTATAGACAATGGAGATAATTATATTCATGCTGATGGATCAAATATCGCGATAAAAGGGACACTAAATTTAATTGGCACACTACAACTTAAATCCTATACGACAGCAGCATTGCCTGCTGGGTATTCTGGGTTTTTATCTCCTACTGGTGTTGGTGCAGGAACATTCACCAATGCCATAAAGGCGTATACGAGCAATGATGATTGGGCTACTGCTGTCGAGGATAATACGCAGATTTATACAACCTTTGGTCTTTCTATCCCAGTAAACGCAACAATCAGTGGGATAGAAGTTAATATTGAAAGTCATGGAGATGTCGCAGACCAAGAAGTACGTGTTTATCTTAGTTGGAATGTTGGCGATGCCCCACCCACTTGGACTGCATATAAAACATTAACCCCCGCCAATACAACCGATAGTGTGCAAACACTTGGAAGTTCGTCAGACGATTGGGATAAAGCAGGTGGATGGGTTTATCAAGAATTTTCGAATACAAACTTTGGAGTTAAACTTTTATTAAATAGCGATGGTACGGGTGGTACAACATTTAGTTTAGACAATTTACAGGTCAAAGTTCATTATGTTGACCCCCTGTCTCCTTTCAGCACGGGTTCTCTTGCATATAACTCAACAGATGCTAAGTTCACCGGACATAACGGAACCGCATGGAAAAGCATTGCTTGGTATGATGATTTGTCTGGTTTTACTTCAGAAATGTCATATCCGTCTGCCACTTTACAATTAAGTAGTGATGCGGAGGCGAGTAGTGGTGCAGGAGGGGGTGCTTATATAAAAGTCAAAGAACTTACTTCAACTGTTACTGGGGCGATAAAGACAATGTTTGAGATAAAGAAGACTGGAGATTTACAACCTACATCGCTTATTGCTGGAAAGATTTATGTAAATGGAGTTGCCGCCGGAGAAGAGCATCAAACCAATAACACCGATTCTGATGGATATGAAGTTTTTACAGATGCATATATTGACGTAACAGATGGAGATTTGGTTCAGGTATATATGAAAAGCATTGATAGTATGTATGATGGGAAATGTCAAAACTTCAGACTATATTGGGACATTTCAACCAAAGAATTTATTAATGCAAGTGACGATGTTGTACGATCGTCGGCAGCTACCATATTTAAAACAGGCACAGCCACAAGAGACATGACTGCTGCGGCGGGAACACAGAATATAGCTCATGGACTCGGAATCGTTCCTAAGTTTGTCAAGTTATCTGTCACATGTCTCGGTAGAACAGCAGCAAGGTTTATGGTATGTATAGGTTCTTATAATGGGACTGTGAATGCTTGCGCCTATTCGGGAGAAACTGGTAGCGCTGACGTCATAACAGGGACATCGGATACATATGGAATTTATTTACAACAGAATGATACAGGATCAGATGATTATCAAAGGGCGATTATTACTTGGGACGCTACAAATATTATACTCACATGGACAAAAGATGGGACTCCAGCTGAAACAGCTCGAATCATTTGGGAGGCGTATGCATAATTAAAGAAGTATTAAATTAACATGCCAAAAAAGAAAAAAATAGAAGAACAGAAGTTTGGACAAGCGGTTCCTCCGATTGTTTTTAATGACATAGCAATAACTGAGATTGTCTTGTCGAAGAACGAGCTTGGTGAGTTTGTTGTCCAGGTTGTTTATAATCTAATCCCGACAGCGGTAGAAGAGCTTATCGTCAGCAAGAGGATAACCTTTCAGCAAAGCGAACTAAAGCCCGGAGAGATTACTCGGCTTGGCAGAGTCGTTGATGATATGACGGAACATGTTATCGCATACCTCGAATCTTTAGTGCTCTAAACATTAATTAAAATTACATGTCATACGATTATTCAAAAATACAAAAGGTCTTCGGAACAGAATGGAAGCCGTCCCCGACTTTTACACCCGAAATTCAATCACAGGGATATTATGGAGCTGTGAGAGTTGCTGGAACTCCAGAGGTTTATGGGTTGGGGGCAGGGACCCCCGAACATCTTTCAGCAGAGAAATATGCATTATTGTTTGGTGGTGCAAATCAAACTGGAATTGTCGGAGAAATTACCCCCCAACAAGCAGCGGCTCTTGGAATACCAGGATATGCTGTTTCTGCTCCAATTTCAACTCCTGCTCAAGTTTCAACACCAACTTCTTTATCTACTCCAACCACAACACCAACTGGTCAGAAACCCTACATCCGCAATCCACTTACGAATGATGTTTATGATAGGCAGGGAAATCATATTACAGCAGAACAAGCCGCACAGATACCTAATTTTTGGTCTATGGTTGAAATTACCAGTTCTGCTCCTGCCACAGGTGGAAATCTTCCCGGAGCATCAGAGACTGTCCAAGAAGGTGATATAAGAATAAATCCAACAACTGGTTTAGAAGAAGTTTATACTCCAGAAGGAATCTGGGCTCCGAAATCAGCATCTGTTGTAGGAACATCAGATGGAGTCACAGAACCAAAAACAAAATCAGACATTGAATTGTTAACAGAGAAGGCAACGTCGTTGACATTGCAACAACAAATCAAATCTTTAGAAACAGATCTTGGAATTGGTAAAGCACCTGTTGTTCCAACATTGGCAAACGATTTTCAAGCACTGAGAAGTGAGTACGGAATACCAGCACTTGAGCAAAGACTGACAGACATCAAAGCACAGATACGAGCTGTTGAAGATTCTATGACTGCTGGATTATATGATGAAGAAGGAAGACTTGCACCAATGGAAGTTATTACAGGACGACAAGATGAAATAAAGAAACAAGCCGCTGTCACATTAAGCGGACTTCAAAGAAGTGAAGCGTTGTTAGTCGATGAACTAAATACAAAGGGTTCTATGATCTCGACACTAATGACCCTCAAGCAACAGGACTACTCAAATGCTTCTGCTGCATACAATGCTGAATTTACAAAACAAATCAATCTTTTAAACATTATATATGGAAGAGAAGATCAAGAAGCCCAGATGGCAAACCAAGTTCAAGACGATGCAAGAGCCAACTTGAACATTTTAATGACTGCATATCAAGGATCTGATTGGTCTTCGATTGACGAGACAACAAAATCTTTGATGAATACACTATCAGTCAAAGCAGGAATTCCAACAGGATTGGTTCCTGCAATCTTCTCAGCTGTTGATAAAACAAAAGAGATGTCTTTTCATGTTATCTCAGATGATCAAACAACGGTTTCGATCTTTTATAAAGATGGTTCATCAGAAACATTCAGTACCGGATTACCAGCAAAAGCAGCAAGCGGTGGAGGTATAACACTTGTTCAATTTACATCTGACGAATTTCAAAAATTGACAGGAGTCGGATTATCTGCTGATCAGATCAATACATTAAAGTCTCAAGTCAATTCAAGTGGATTAGATGCTGCATTGAAATCTGGACAATATAGTGATGCACAAGCCGGAGTCATCAAGACAATTTTCGGAAAGAAAGAATATCTAAATGAAGATTACTTTAAAAATGCATATACAACAGACGAACTCAAAGCGGCTGCAAAAGCAAAAGGATTCACGTCTGGCGGATTTCTTGGCTTTGGAGTTGGTGAACAAGGTGTTGCAGACTATCTTACTTATATGATGAACACAATTTCGACAATGAGAACACAGGGAAACAACGACGACGATATTAAGAAGTTTCTTGGATTAAGATAATATGTCTATATTTACAAAACTATTTGAAAAGACCGGTCGTACAATTACGATCGAGAAAGAAAAGCCAAAGCAACTCTTTGATACAACAGAGTCTGTCTTAGCACCGTCTGTTCCTGCAAAGTTTTCAAATCTCTTGTTTACACAAGCAAAGAGATATAATTATGATCCGACCAGAGTCATTGCTGCTGTTTCGACGTCTGCGAAGAAACACGGTGTCACAACAGATCTCTTATATGAATTTCTAAACAGAGAGTCTACTTTTAATCCTGGTGCTAAATCAAACGTCGGAGCCATTGGCATTGCACAGTTCATGCCGACGACAACGGGAGAAGTCAGAAAGAATTACAATCCAAAGTTTGATCCGAATAATATAGAATCTGCAATTGACGGAATGGCTTGGTATTCAAAGTGGCTGTCGACGCAAATTAAATCAGACAATCCGGATGACATCTATAAAGCATATGTTTTCGGGCCAACTGGATTCAAGAAAAGATTTAAAGTCACAGAGACTGCACAAGCAAAGACAAATGAAACAACTGGATTGCCGATACAATATGAAGCATCAGATATAACACCATCGATCTGGGATGTTGCAAAAGAAGCACCAATGGCAACTGTCAATACGGCAAAAGACATCATTCAAGGAATTGCTAGATCTGGCGGTAGTGTTGGATTAACATTAATGAAACCTGTCTTAAAAGCATTGGGAGTTGAACCACCAGACGAGTTGAAGATTGAAGACACAGATCCGAAATGGCAACAGACTATTCAAAATGCAATCTTTGGACCTGAACCGATAAAAACAATGGAAGACAGAATGGCAGACTGGGAACTAAAAATCAAACCTGTACTAGAGAAGATCGGTCTTGAAAAGACAGCACTTCCTGTTTCGTTCATTGGTGTCTTTGCATTAACCGCATTAGACTTCTATGGAGGAGGTGGAAAGAAAGCAGTCATTCAAACAATATCAAAACTCGATGATGAATTTAAAATACTAAGGGTCTTAAAAGAAATTGGAGTTGCAGACGATATTGCAGAAGGTGCTGCAAAGAAGTTTGTTTCGATGACAGACAAGAAAGAAATTGGTCTTGCACTAGAGAAGATCGAGAAACTTCAATCAACGACAAAGAAGGTTGTGACAGAATTGACAGAACAAGTAGCAAAATCAACTGCAAAAGAATCTGAGAAGGTTATTCCAAAACTTGCAAAGGAACTCACACCGATCAAACTCGTTGAAGAATTAAAAGAAAATCTTTCTAATACAGTTGGTAAAAGCGTTGTTTCATTATTAGAATCGGGAAAGATTCCAAGACCAAGAGTTATTGCTCAAATCAAAACTGTACTCGACGATATGCTTAAGACCGCAGATGAAGCAACAACAACAAGAATTCAGACAACGATAAAACAACTTGCTCAGGTTGAGAAGATTGAAAAGACTTCAGCATTGACAACTGCAACATCAAAGTTTCTTCCACCAGAATTAAGACAGACCAAGAACATTGTCTCTGGGGTTGAATCAACATTACTTAAATCAAGAGTTCGTGCAGAAGCAGCAACAGCGAAAGCAGCAATACGTGGATATAATGAGAAAAAGAAATTCATTGAGAACTTAGAAATTGCAGTCACAAGAGAATTGAATCGTCCAAAAGGAGAACAGAGATCAGCAATCTCGTTCATTAAACATCTCGGTGAATTTAAACAAACAGTTATTAATGATGTTAAAGCAGAAGCAGGAATAACCAAACCACTCAGAGATCTTAATTATGAAGAACTTCAAACAGTTCTTTCTGGAATCAAAAAGAGATATACATTCAAACTCGAACGTGGATTTAGACCGACGGTTGTTGCTAAGACTGATCAAATAAAACAAATTGACGAAGCGGTTTATACTGCAAATCGAGAGGTCAAGGAGATTAAGATTACAAGAATGCAACGAGTTAAAGACACTGCAAAAGAAACGGGAAAAGGAATAGATCAGTTATTTGCTCCGATCTCTACAAGACTTAAGAACATTGACATCTCGTTAAAACAAAGGATTAGAAGATTCGAATGGGATCTAAGACAATCTGGTCAGAAGGATCTGAAAGACGTAGATTCTTTTTTAAAGAAAGTCGTTCCGAAGAAAGCATTTCTTAGAAAGAAAACAGGAATGTCTTTTGACGACTATACAGATTTTGATCTTGCAGCAAAAAACGGAGATATACTTAAGATTAGAAGTCTTGCAAAGAAGTATAACTTTGAACAAGAATATAATACAATTAGAAAAACATTAGACGATGTTTATACAAGAGCAAGAGCAGTTGGATATGATATCGGATATCAAAAAGGTTATTTCCCAAGAGTCGTGAAAGACACTGAAGGATTTCTTGCACACTTTATGAAGAGAGACGACTGGTCGAGATTCTCTGAAGCAATACAACAGAAAGAAATGAATCTTGGACGTTATTTGACAACAGATGAAAAGTCATATCTGATTAACAATTTAATACGTGGATATGGTGGTGGGAAGATCACTCTCTCTGGTGTTGGAGCAATGAAGCACAGAGTTATTGATTTCATAGATCCTGAACTAAATCGATTCTATGCTGACTCCGGAGAAGCACTTGTTAAATATGTTCACCAGATCAACGAAGCAATCGAAGCTAGAAAATTCTTCGGAAAGTTTGTTAAGTCTGACGCAGAAGGAATCTTGAATCTACAAGATAGTATCGGTGCTTATGTCACTGATCTTCTTACTAGTGGAAAGATAACCGTTGTACAAGAGAAAGAATTGACGAACATTTTACGTGCAAGATTTGCACCGAAAGGGACATCTGGTATTATTGGATTATATAAGAACTTGTCTTATCTTGACGTCATGGGTAGTCCAATCAATGCTCTCACACAGATCGGTGATCTTGGATTCTCGTTCTATAAGGGAGGCATCTGGAGAACGATCAAAGAAATACCAAGATCAATTTTCAAAACATCCATTCTTAAAAAAGAAGATCTTGGTATTCAATCGATTGCAGAAGAATTTGTCAATCCACAGAAGTCTGCAAAAGCTGTTGACACTGTTTTTAAAATGATCGGATTAGACAAATTAGATCGCATTGGTAAAGAGACTCTTGTGAATTCTGTTATCGCAAGACTTAGAAGTCAAGCAAAGAATCCGAATGCAAAGTTTATGAAAGAGATTGGAGATGTCTTCGGTAAAGACTCTGCACAGATAATTACTGATCTCAAGACTGGTGCAATGACAGAGAACATCAAATATCTTGGCTTCAATAAACTTCTTGATTTTCAACCAGTTGCATTGTCTGAAGTTCCAGAACAATATCTCAAAGGTGGAAACGGAAGGATCTTTTATATGTTAAAGACTTGGACATTGAAAGCAATTGATGTTTATAGAAATGAAGCATTTCAATTGATGAAATCAAGAAAGACACTTGGTCGAGGAATCGAGAATCTTATTAAGTTAAGCTTTGCAATGGCTGCTTCGAATATCGCAGCAGACGAATTAAAAGATTTAATCTTGGGTAGAAAGACAAATTTTAAAGATCGAGTGATTGATAGTGTTTTAAAATTAGTCACATTCAATAGATATAAATTAAGAAAAGCACAAGAAGAAGGAATCGGACGTGCTGTTCTTGAAGGAATACTTCCACCTACCGCTTTTATAGACAATATCTGGACCGATGTAAATAAAGTTGTAACAAATACAGATGAATCGTTTAAGATCACCGATCTGAAAACGTTTCAAAGTATTCCACTTGTCGGAAAGTTATATTACTGGTGGTTTGGAAAGGGTTCTAAATCTAAAACAAAAGAAACAAAGGTCGGTCCAACTGGTCTTCCTTCAAAGAGTAGTAGCACGAAAACTAAAAGAATTAATCAAACAACTGGATTACCATTATGAAAGAATTTATACTTTTGGGAATTTTAGTTATTGTCGTTTTCTTTATATATGCATCAATTGCATATTATATTGTTAAGTCTGGAAAGAATAAATAATCAAGATCATGGAATATACCACATTACTTGAAACATTACCAGCCGTCGGTGCGATAATTCTTATCGTTATCAAGTTTTTGCAGCACCTTAAAGAACAAAGAGAAACCTATATGAAGTCTCAGATGGAAGAACGTGCCGCGTTTATCAATACGGTGAATAATCATCTAGAACACAATGTTGAAGAGTTGAAAAAGTTGAGAGAGGTAAATTCTGATTTGCAGTCTACGATTAAGGAACTCTGCTTTTTTATAAAAAATTTAAACAATAAGAAGAAAAAATAAAAGGAGGTTTAAGTGCAAAGCGTATGTTCTTTAATGAGAGGCAAGGATGAGCCGATTAAAGAATTTCTGCGCCTGATCAAGGACGTCGAGGGGATTGTCCGGCGCACCAGAGAGAAGGAGCCGATCATTAGGTTCGGCTACAACAAGGAAGGAACTCGCATCATCTGGGTCGACTTCTTTGTGGAGACCTGAACAAAGAACTTCTCGAACTCACTGAGGAGGGAGCTATCCCAAAAACGGGGGCAACCTCAACCGTTGTCAAACTCCCTCCTCCAAATTTTATTAGTAAATACAATTTTATGGAAAATAAACCAATTAGATCAGGAGTTATATTAGAACCAATTGTCGAGAAAGACTATATCTTTGGAGTCTCTGCAATTGACAATGAGATTAAAGTTCCAGACGGAAACTGGATTCCGTTTTTACCAAAGAATGAAAAACAACGACAAGGATTTGAAAGTATGTGTTGCACGAACTTTGCATCTTGCACTGACGTTGAAATCTTAATGACACGCTTGATTGAATTAAAATTGATGTCTGTTGGGAACCTCTCTTGGTTAAATGACAATGGATATATAGATGACACCGGACATATTAATTTCTCCGATAGATTCGATGCGTTGATTTCAAATACAAAGCCAGATTCCGGAAATAGTTTGAAAGTCGTTGCAGAAGCAAAACGAAAGCTTGGATTGATTCCTGAAAAGATGTTGCCGTGGACGGATAACGAAACAGAGTATTTCGATAAGTCTAAGATCACTCCACAAATGTCTGCTCTGGGACTTGAATTTATTAAGAGATTTCCTCTAAACTATGAACTTGTCTATAGAGTAGACTTTAACGAAGCACTTAAAGTTAGTCCTCTTTCTGCTGCTGTCTATGCTTGGAATGGACAGAACAATGGAATTTATTTTAGGGTGCCGAATCAGATTAACCACGCCATAGCGATTGTTGAAGATAAACCAATCTGGAAGATAATGGATAGTTATGACCCGTTCTTGAAGTCATTATCTGACGATTATAATTATTATGATTACGCCATAAGGTATATTGTCCGTGAAATAACAGGACTACCGAACACAAGCGTAAAAAAAAACATGTATATACTTTTAAGAGACCCAAGCGATCCAGACGAAGTTTACGCGTTTAACGAGACAAAGACAGCAAAAAGACACATTGTAAACAAAGAGACGTTGATTGAAGGCGCAAAACCAATCGATCAGCAATGGGTCTGGACAGAAACAACACCGATTGTTGCTGCGTCTCCGGCAGAATTTAATAGCGCAGTAGAAGCTGCCGAAATCCTATTGCTTCCAAAAGACAGTAATGTAGTTATTACCGAGTCTACAGGAAAATCTTTCAACCTCTGGTCCTGGTTGAAATCGCTCTTTAGTAAATAACAATTAATATAATAATCATATGAAGTCAAGCTTATTCAGTCTGAATCTTTCAGACTTTGGCAAAGGTCTAATCCTCGCTGTTATAACTGCTGTTCTCACATTTGTGGTAGAGCTTTTAAAAGAGAAGGGATTTAATCTTAGCGCCGCAGATCTTAATGCTATACTACAGATTGCATTAACATCATTCATTGGATATTTAGCAAAGAACTTTTTATCCAACAACGAGGGACAATTCGGTCGATCCGATAAATAGTACTTGTTTAAGATACTAACAATCGGTCTTTCGATTGTTTTGTCTTTTCTTGTAGAACAACAAAAAATCGATCCCATTAAGGTGATCGACACTTCTGAGTGTTATGTTTATACTATTAATGCAATTCCCGAGCCAGAAGACAAGCCGTCTACTTCATATGCTGATATAATAGCAGGTAAATCAATCATTGATTGCCCGATAGAGCAGCAATGTGTCGCTTATGTTAAATCAAAAGGAGTACAACTTCCGCAAGGTAATGCTAATCAAATCGAGTCAAATACTGATGTGCCTTGTGTGGGGTGTGTCGTTTTGTTATATTCTAGTCGGTGGGGACACGTTGCATTTATTGAAGAGATTGCTTCTAACTCTATTCTCATTAGTGAAAAAAATCATTTAGGATGCGGTATTATCAGTACAAGAAGTTTAGAATTGACAGACAATCGAATTAAGGGATATTTTAAATAAGCGTCAGTTGATGCTTATTTTTTAGTTCTCTTTTCGTGATAAAGTAATTATCCCAGTTTTCTGAAGGATAAGCCGCTTTTAGTATTCTCTCGAGTATTCCATAGATCGGCGTATTCCAGTAGTATTCAGCACTATACGACCCGTTGACGTACAAATCCGGATGAGTCACAGACTGGCCTGTCTCTTTGCTTATATTGTACTCTTCTTCAACATAGATCATTGGAATATATGCTCCCTGAGAATACAGGTTGATCTTCTCTGATGTCTGTTGTTTTTCACGGATCCATTTTGCTACACGGACCTGCGGATTTGATGTTTTGTAATGATCGATCTCTTGACCGAGACGTTTATATAATGTGACGTCTTCTTTTTGTAGATGCTTATCCATTACAAACGATCTGAGTTCTTCAATCCATTTCTTTATTTCTTCAACGGGTGTGTTTTCTTTTAACAGAAGATCAAACAATTTCTTTTGTTGTGTCTCTGCGAACTTGAGAGTATCACGTCTCCTAACTTCTAATCCCATTGCTTGAATCTCTCCGTCTTTCGTAGTCCAAGCATATCTCTTTTTATCAACCATCAGGAACGTCGGACAGGTTTCTTTATAATCCAAGAACAGGTCTGATTCACCGATGTTGCATATTGCTGTGACTACTTTATTGATATAGTCTGTTGACTCTTTTGAAAAGTCTTCAGGAATAAATGCAGGATCTTCGCTTGTAAGAAATACAGAGTCTGTATCACAGTAGATTACATTCAATCCTCTTGATTCTGCGAATGCCATAACTTTCTTGATCAACCATCGTCCCATTCCGGTGATTGATTCTGCGTTCTCGACTTTGAAGTATCTGACAAACTCAGCACCGAGAACACCATACATACTGTTTGCTAAAACTTTGAATGAATATTGTCTATAATAGTAGTTCTGGTATTCGAATGACTTAGGATTTAATGTCTTCATAATACCACCACGAATGTTGTTTCGTTCATCAATTAAGTATTTAAGAACCTGTGGAATTACTCCAGCCGGTTCTTTTTTGTAGTAGCAATTTGTTTCTGGGCAGAAGATCTCATCTTTGTTGTGTGTCTTCTCGCCAGATTTTCTGAGAAATGTTTCAAGACTGATATTGAATGTTCTTATAATAGAAGGATAAAGAGACTTGAAATCAAATATATGCAAGTTCTTATAGAGACCGACTTTCGGATCGAGAACATATCCACCCTCATATAGTGCCCTCTTTCTTCCTTTTTTGTCAGACTCATCAGCTCCAACTTGTGGATTGTCTTCAAGACTCTTCCTCTTGAACATATTAGTAGGAAGACGAAGACCTCTCTTATTTGCAAATCGTAATACAAACAAATCTAGCTTCTTTGAGTTTGCATAATCGTTGACTCTTGCTCCACAAATGCTTTGTTCGATTAATGCTTGTTTAGAGATGCTTAACTTCTCGTCAAGTCTTTTACAGAGTCTTGCGTCTTGCATATTGTATTCTTGAAGTCTCTCAGGATCTTCGTCATACAATGTTTGAAGACTTGTTCCCTTTGTTTCTGTCTTCTCTTCGCTAAGAAATTCTTTTGCAACAGCATTTAGTCCGAATCCTTTGACTCTCTTAATCAGTTCAGTGTCTCTATATCGGATCTTCTGAAGTTTACTCATCAGATCTATATGATTGACTTTTGTTGGTTTTGCTTTCTCTTTCTCATCGAACATCGCTGTTGAGATATTACAATCAAATTGAACGCCAAGAAGATCACATCTCTTTTTGATTACTACAAGATCAAACTTCTCCGAGAACCAACCAGCAATGAGATCGTATGATTCAAACAACTTGACAATCTTTTTTAAAAGATCAACTTCGTTGTCGTCTTCCAATAGATAGAATGTCTCTTTATTGTCAGAGTCGACACCAGCAAACGACAAGATCTGTTCTTCACCTGGGTTTATTCCTGGTTTCCGATCACTTGTTTCAATATCAAAATACAATGTCTTCTGGTTGGTATCAAGTTCAAGATCGTTGTCGATGAGAAATCGATCGACGACTGATAGATCTCCCTCATATGTTTTGATGTCGTTTGCTTCAAGTCTTTCAATGACGTCTTTTCTATCTCGATGGATCTTTGGATAGACTTTTGTATATTCGTTCTCGTCTTCGAGATTCTCAAACCAGTCTCCTTTCAATTTATTCTTGTCTTTCTTGTCAATCAAAAAATACCATTGACCTTCATATTCAATATCTTTTCTAATACCATTCTCTCTGGTGACTAGAATCACGTTATTATATTTTTGATATACATTTACGAATTTTTTTCTCATATCTTTGTTTTTGGTTGTAGTTTCATATAATTATTTATCTACTTGGAAACATATAATTTTTATTTTACTTTATTGGGGTGATGGTTATGGTTTTGGCTGATATTTTTCCCAATCGCTTACTTAATTCTTCTGGTGGCAATGATAAAAATCTTTCTATTCTTTCGATGTCCCTTTTAAGTGCTTTACGATGTTTTCCAAAGTATTTTCCAAAGATTTTCATAATTTTGTATCTTCTGTTAGAGAGGAGAGAAGGTCGTGTTTATTTACATATTCTTTGTCCTCCCATTTAATAAAAGAAAGATTAGGGTCTTCCACCATCTCCTTAAAAGCAGAGATGAGGCGGAGTTGTTTATTATTAATACAAGACACAAGATATTCTTTCTGTTCTTTCGCGGTCAAACTTAACGGCATTGTCTCAATGTCTTCCCCAAACTCTTTCTCGTTTTCCTTTTGAATTTCTTGTAATGTCATAGATTTTTATTTAGGTATTAAATTGGTTATTAAAAATGCGATTAAGATAAAGGGGGAAATAATTATTATAAAAGGAATGGATAATGTAATAAAAAATCCCAACAAAGCATATCTTCCCAAAATTCCGAGAATTGTTATAAACCTATCTTCTCTTTCTTCAATTTTTCGTTCTTTTTTATTCATAGATTTTTATTTTTACTTGGGGTTAATTATTCGCTTGTGATGGGCGGGAACGTTCGGGTGAAGGTTTGGCTCTCTTGCTGTTGCCAATGCTTTTTTGTGAGATTGAGTAATTCAAGATTCCTCAATTTACTTTTACCCCATTCCCGACCAACACAAAAGAACAATTTTATTTCTCGTTCCATAGATTATGTTTTAATTGATTAGAATAATGTTTTAGTTAGATATAAATACTTAAATTGCCATTTTCCACGTCTTTTATTTTTGTGGCGATATTTTCTATATCTCTGCCACTATTTTCTAATTCGTTTTTTGCTTTTCTCATATTCTCGCCCAATACCGAAAGTATTTTTTCTTTGCTTTTTTGTGTTCCTTTTTTGATATAATGATAAACGCAACTTTCCATACAGCCGTGTTGGTCTGATAGGCGGAAAATATCTTTGTCATCATAATAATCGCACTCATAATGACTAATCTTTTCCAGTTCGTTAAGATTACAATAATACTCAACATTAAAAGTTTTCATCATCTCGGTAAATTTCCAGCTTTTATTGTCGTGTCTCCCAATGCCCCAAAAAGTATCATAAAATATAAATTCCCCTTCGTCGTTTTTTTGTGCCACAAGTGAACCCTCAAAACACCAATCTTTTTGGTCGTCCCATTCTCGCGCTTTCCATCGCACAAGGAAAACATCATTCTCCTTAATTTTGCTTTTAATTATTTTCATATTCGTTTCTTTTCAGCGGATTTTCTTATTTAAGAAAACCGCATTAAGTTAATTGTTATTTCTTTTTTCATAAAATATAGTAGCTGTTTTCGGCACAACTACTGAAGCCGAAGCGAAATTCATTTCCAAGAAAAGGTGCGACCCGCGTAAGTGAAGGTGCCGTTGATGATGACTGGAGTGTAGATGTTGAAGAGCCCATCTTTGCGCGTGTAAAGGATGGCAAAGGAATGAACCCATCGGTTTGGTCTTCCCCATAAATACTGGGGACTCTTGTCGCAAAGGCAGCCGCCGGATTGACAGGTGTGATAGTCGGAGGGGTCTTCTGCCGTGACTTTGGTGAAAAGCTGAAGGTCGTGGGTATGAAAATAGAGTACGGACTTGAGGTAGCAGTCAGCCGTTTTGGAGGCATGGAATTTATTTGTATATTCCCCATGAATGACTGTCAGCTTGCCGATTTTGAGCATTCCCTTGTGGGTGCTTCCATGCTTACCCCTGACGATATAGGGAATCCATTCCCATCCCCGCTTTTTGAGCTTGAGTGCATTCTCTGGCTCAATCAACCCCTCAAGTTGAGGATTCTGGTCAACGACCCTGTTGGCAAAGACCTCATGGTTGCCCCCCATGTAAATCTTTTTTGCTCTGTGGCAAATCTTCTCAAGGGGTTCGAGGATATCCTCGATGAACTGCTCGTAGTCGTGGAGCAAGCGTATCCCCTCAAAATGCCTGAGGTTGCCTTTCTCTCTCTTCCAGTGATCCACAGCGCGCATCTCTAATGCGTCCCCCGCCAGAACAATGGTGTGCGGTTTGAACCACCTTAAGAATTTCAACACCACCAGCCACGCCTTTTTGTTGTGATAGGGATAATGAATGTCGGGCAAAAGAATCGTTTTAATCATTCTTTCCTCCTTTGAGAAAGTTTCATTGAAAATCCTGCACCTAACGAACCGCCGATTGCCGCAAATGGCAATAGGTAAAGCTGATTGGTTTTAATAACGATATAAGCCGTCAAAGCTCCTGCGCCGAGCATAAGCATCTCCTCGCAGAAAACAATCAGCATTACGATACCAGTTCGTCCCTTGGATATATTCCAGATGCGGAGAGTGGCAATCGACCACTCAACCGCAGAACCGAAGAAAAAGAACAGCGCGATTAAAATGGCCATCTGCCACCTCCTTTAATTTCGCTTTTTAAAGAACACATAACGCCCTATTTCCCGCTCGCTATCGTTTCTCCCAAGGGAGCGATTTACATCGTGCGGGCTTGAATGTGATTAGAGTTGTATGGAACAAGCCATATTCTAATCAGTCCATCTTTATTTAAAGCCCCCCTCCCGCAGATTTAACCTGGATAGCGAACGAGAAATAAAGAACTATTATTTAAAAATATCAAGAACGTCTTCTAGTCTTCTAATAATATAATATTCACCACCACTATTCTTAATTTGTTTTTCTGCTTCTTTTTGAAGATCTGATTGTTTTCCTTTGTCTGTCTTTACTTCAAGACCAATGAATCTTCCGTTTTTTAAAACTATAATATCTGGACATCCTGCTTTGTTATTTTTAATATATCCAGCAGAACCGTTTCTTCGTAAGAATGATCCAGCAAAAGAATTCGTTCTAATGAAATATAAATTCTTCTGATATTCTAAATATTGAATAATTGTATATTGAATTTCTTTTTCTCTCATATCTATAGAAGCAGACCGTGTGGGGGCATTTTATGTGATTACTCAGCTTCACACATAAAGTGTAATGTGCTGACAAATATATTCCCTCCCAAGTTATGATCATAGACCTTAAGCCACGGTCCGCTTTTATATTAAAACATCTCTTGTGAGTCTCTCATAAAAGTATGTAAAGATCCACAAAAGTAAATGAAGTCTCCGCATTTACCGCTAACAGTTCTATTTCTATCAGCAACATATTTTTGCATCTCGGCTGCTAACCATACATCATATGGGAAGTGTTCTTTAAAATCATTGCTTCTTATGTTATAAATTAGGTGTAATTTACCTTCACGGATGAAGAACTGGTAATACATACTGCAAGGAATCCTCCGCTGACCTCCTGCGTTCTTTAAATCACTGTGTTGATCGTAAATTGTTATGATTGCTTGTCTAGAATGAGGTTTTGTGTTCAAAAGATCAATAATTTCGTTTAGTTGTTCTCGGATCCTTTCATTATATGTATAGCTAAACTTTCCATTATGAATAAATTCACTCCAAGCCTTTTCTCGTCTTTCCCAAGCTCGTCCTGGATTAATTGGAAACGGACTGACTCTTTCTTCGAATTCTTCTTTTGCCCAATCTAAATTATATCCAAGAGATTTTAACCATTCACTTTTCTTTGACGTGTCTCTGACAAGAAAAGAATATCCGATCAGTTCTTTTGTTGTATATTCAGACATTCCTTTGACATCTTTGTCCTGAACTGTTTCAACATTTACAATCAAACCGTTATGTGTTAGCTCTCGTGTCAGTTCTTTGTGCATCTCGTCGAACGATTTAAAGATTCTCATATTAATAGTTAGATTCTCTCCTGAATTTATTCACTTGATATTTTCTCGTGAATGCTGACCACAGAAGATTGTCTGTTATGTTTAATGATTTAAGAAAAACAAAAAACAGCTCGACTGCTGTTTCTAGTTTTTTGTAAAAGACATCTTCGTTTGTCAGAAGATTGATTTTTCTCCATTTTCGATTTTTTAATACGTTGATTGCTAAAGCAAGAGCACAAATGAATTCGGAGTGTGCCTCAAGCGGATTCTTCATATCTTTTGTGAAGATCAAATACAAGCTATCAAAAATCCCGATCTGGTTTGTGAACTTCAATCTTAATCCGGATAGATTAATTAGTTCTAAAAAGAAATGAGTGCTGTCTGCAACTTCATCAAGAAGATGTTCATCTCCCATACCATTATTGTAGCATTCCATTGCTTCTCCTGTTTCTTCTGTGACACACCAAGCTAACCATCTGAGAAGATCTTGGTCTTTTGCTATCGAAAGATCTAGGGATTCTGGCATCTCATAAAGCTTTTGCAATTCTTTTTGCAGTTCTAACATCTCGAGGAGTCTATCTTTTGTTGGTTTAAGATTGTTGAAATTAGTTATGTTCATATGCTTGTTTTTCTAATTCTTCTGCCTCTTTTTCGAGTCTGTCTGCTTCAATTCTTTTCTTATATGCTTTAGCTCTAAGTTTTCTTGCTTCTTTTAATAGTGTTTGTTTAGCATTGCTCATATTAGTACGGTATTACGTTCTTATGTTTTTGAAGAAAATCTAAGATCTTTAGAAGATTATGTTCTCTTGTATCTATCGATCTTATTTTAAGATGAAGCAATTTTGTCTTCTTTAAAAATCTATCATATCTCTTTACAAGTTTTTCAAGTTCGTTTTTCTTGACATAATCATCACCTCTTACTTTCAATCTCTCTGTCAATTTAGTCAATGGTGCATAACAATATACCATTAAGACATCCTCGTTTGCTATGTTTGAATCAAACTTCCACCAACGAAGATCGTTCATTGCTTCATAGTTCCTCTTGACCTTTGAATAAACCATCTCTGAAGGATATGCACGATCAAAGATGACAAGTTTGTTCTTGAATTCGTCTTTTAAAGCCATTCCAAACATTACAGTATATGCAATAAAAATACTTTCTCGATCGTGTTTTGATCTTGGTTTGATTGGATTCTTAAAGACAACAGCACCGTTTCCGTAATATCTTTTGAGATCTTCGACTACTGTTGTTTTTCCTCCCAAATCAACTCCTTCAATAATGATTATCATAACTTTATTTTTCTTTTATCTTTAACAAAAATGTTTTCTTTAGCCCACATTTTCCACCAAAGTTTTTCATTTTTTGTTTTTGCTCGATTCTTTCGTAAAATGTCAAAGATATTTAATTGTTTTCTAATTCTTTTCATAGATTATCTTTATCTGCTCTTGTGGTTCCACATCAGTAAGTTGATTTGCCATTGCAGAATCTGCACCGACAACAGATAATAAAATCCGCGTCTCTTTGTCACCAGAATTGAGTGTTTTAACTTTCACCTCTTTTATTGAAGCATAAAAGCTAATTGTTTTCTTTTCGTTGTTCATATAATTCTTGTAAATGGGTTGAAAATTCGTGATCTAAGGTAGCGCGATCGTGGCATCTTCTACATAACCAGATTGTTGGACTTGTTAGTCGATCGGGACCTCTCCAGAGGTGATGTTCATCTAATCCATATGACGTCGATGGTCTTTCGCAAAAGAAACATTTGTCAGGATAATAAACATATTTAAGATTTAATCGTTTTCTTGGATTCATTTTTTTAATCAATCGAACATGTGAACACTCGCGATTCATAGTTCCTGCTGTGCAATTGCATTCAAACGAACCGTCTTGAAACAAACTAACATCATATTTCTTATCTGTGTGACTACGAGAAGGAACAACCCACTTTTTAATTGGTAATTTATTTCTTTTTAAGAGATAGTCTTGACAGATTTTCATAACATCTCTTCTTGTTCAGGAACTCCTTCTTCTCCTTCAACTTCTCCAGTGTCTTCGTTTATGATCTTTGACTCTTTTGTGAAGACAGGTGCATCTGTTTCCTCGACCGCAAAGAAACTTCTTACACCAGAAGGAGTTTTCTTAGCACATAACTCAATCTTAACCCAAGAACCTTCTTTGATATTTGCTAACTCTTTGATAAGAATCTCTGATCCAGTAAAGAACGTCTTCTCTTTACCATCTTCCATTACTGTAAAACGAATACCCGAGGTTTCACCACCGTCTTGGTTTTTGATTGTATCTTCTACACCACCGATTAGTTTTACGATATGTTCTCCTGTTCCTTTGAATGAGATTGTTTTATCGAGATCGTGTTTTTCAACGTATTTTTTTGCTATTTGCATAATTTTAATTTAATTGATTAATGAATCGACCTTTTAGACTTTCATATCATTCATAAATGAGATGATATCTGATCCCAAGATTTTATATCGTGGGACTCCTTTTTTGTTAGTATTAAGTGCTTTGATCCTTTTGTTCTTGATCATCTTAAGAATCGTAATGTGATTCTTATATGGAAACATTCCAACTCTGCCAAGCTTTGCAAGATCAAGAGGAGTATAGTAATTCGATGATCTTATAATTCCGATGTTATTTTTTTGCATATGGACAAATTGATTTGAATTCACAGTACAAGCATTGATAACTTGGCTTTGGATCAAACCGTTTATTTTGCACTTCTTTGATTAAATTCTCGATGTCTTCAAACAAAACCGGATAGTCTTTTGTTGATCTTGTTGTTTGAATGATTTGAATCTGTGGATCTTTGCGACCTTTGATGAAGACCACATATGTGAACTTGATTGGATTTTTCTTTGTCTTTTGATATTGATAGAACGAATACATTGTTGCTTGAATTGCAATGTCTACGTCTTCTTTTTGATATTTCGAAGAAGATGTTTTAAAATCAACTAGATCGTCTGTAATAGTAATACGATCAATAACTCCAGAGAATGGAATTGAACTTCGTTTTCCTGTTGCCGGATTTGTAAAGTATTCATTAAAGAACGTCTCAGACGACTTTGCTTTCAGATTATAAACCTTTTCAATATATTCTTTCTTCTCTGCGTATTTGTTTAACAATGCAATACCGTCTTTTATATCATCTTCAAATGATGCACGTTCCTCTTCCTGTATTTGATCTGCTGTGAATTCTTTTCTGAATGTCTCTTCTAATGGAATTCCCTTTTCGTATAATTCTATCGCGGTGTGAAAAGATTTACCGAAGACCAACGGCAATATCTTCTGAGGAACAACAAGTCCTAGTTCATATTTTAAGAAGTATTTGAAACAACAGGATTTATAGTATTTTATAGCACTTTGATTAATTCGATCTTGCATATGTATTTGTCTTCTTATGACAATTATGGCACAATGTTTGACCATTATTAATGTTCCATAATTCATCACAATTTAAAGCTTCTTGAATTGATTTAATTTTATATTCTTCAACAATCTTATTAAATGGCTTAAGATGATGTGCATTTAATTTATATCCGCGTTTTCCACACATTTGACAAGTAAAGTTATCTCTTGTAAAAACATCGGATCTCCATTGTCGTGATTCAAAACATAATCTTATTTGTTTATGAAGTGGAGAAATTCCACCCTTCCACAAATAACTTTTAGATCCTTTATGTGATAAACTCATCTTTTTTCTAGTTTCGAACGATGATTTTTTTCCAAGATGTGCTTTACTAATCTTTTGTTTTACGTCTTTCGACAATTTCAAACCGAAATGAGATTTACTAATTTGTTGTTTTGATTTTAAAGAATGTTTTCTTCCTTTCCAAACAAGTCCGAGTTTTCTTTTATGTTCTTTAGTGAATTGTTTATTCTTCCAATACTTACCAACATTAGAAGTATCCTTAATTTTCCAATGTTTACCTACATTGGTTTTATGTCCGATTTGAAATCCTTTAATTCCCGTTGGCATTGTTTTTTGTTTCCGTAAACGCTTTATCGACTCTGCGTCTTTGTGTATAATACAATTCTTTGAGATAATCATACTGTGCTTTTGAAAGCTCTTTCGTTTTTGTTTTGATTTCTCGTGCAATTGGATTTAACGATTTCGTTGTTGTTGCATTCATTAATTTCTCTACAAATGGTTTAACCTTTGCAAACTCTTCTGGACTTATAATTGGTGTTGCTTCTGTCTCTTTGAAATCTTCAGACTCTTCTTCTGAATAAACATTATCCAGTTTAAGATGTGCAATCACTGCTCTGTGGAATCCTCTCTTCTCTGCCATAATTAATGGATAGCCACTTCCGATTCTTAGATTGTCGTCGTTTGCTTCACCCAACATTGCAGTCTTTCCTTCGTATTGTCCGTGAATGCAGAATCCTTGTTCGTTAAGTTTTGATAAACACTTAACAGTCACCCAGACTGCATATTCGTGTCTGTTCCCTGGTGTCGGTTCCATCAATGGTTTAGAAACTTCTGTTTTAATTAAGTTTCCTGCGTCAACGAGTTTCTGAACTGCTTCATCAGTAAGAATCCATTTTGTGATTTTCTTTTTGTCTGCTTTGCGAGTGAATTGCTTCATATAACATTCGTCTTTGGTAATCACATTACCAAGCTTTAAAGAAATTGCTGGATCTGTTCCAACAAAATGAACATCAAACAATGCAGGTTTGATTGGTTCAACCGTTGTTTCTTCGACTTTTGATTTTTTTGTTTTATTCTTTTCCATAGCGATTTATTAGGCAGAGATCTAATTCGAATTGATAAATCTCTGCCTAACTTTTATTATAATTCTTCAACAGTTTCTTCGTCATTTTCAAGACCATCGGATTCTTCTGGTAATTCTGGTTCTTTTGTTTCTTTTGATTCGTTGTCTGATTTTACTTCTGGACTTTCTTTCTCTATCCAATAAATTCCGTAAAATCCTCCTTTTTTATGTTGAACAATTCCAGCTAAAATTCCTTCATTTTTTTGAATTTCTTCTTTAACACCCTCTTCAGTATTGCAAAGAGATGTTGTATGAACAGGATTTGATTTCGGAACTTTAGAATAAGCAAGATCTTTTTTCTGTTTATATTCATTTTTTGTCATTTTTTTGACTCTCGTTTCTGATCCAGCATCAATTCCTTGATTTTTATTATATTTTTTATCAGTCATTACTTGCACATCTCCTTCTTTATAGTTATTCTCTTCCATCCAAGCAATTGCTTTCTTATGAGAAGATTTTTTTGCTAAAACCTCTGTTCCCTTTAAAATAATGTACATATTTGTGAATTTGATTAATAATTACTTTTTCGACCTTTGTGTTATTACTTCTAATAGAAATGCTAAAAAAGCAAGACCACCAAAGTAAACGAGACTACCAATTGCGATGTTAATTAAGTTTTCCATATATTTATTGTTTATTAGATTAGAAATTAAATAGTGGACTCCGTTGAGCGAATTGTGCCGTTGCGGCAATTCTTAATTCAGAGCGAATTAAACGAAGTCCACAATCAACGGCTAATCTGTTTTCTCTTCGTCTTCCAATTCTTGAAGATAATCTTCTGCAATTTGCGGATCCCAATACTCCTCTGTGTCATATCTCTCAAGAATATCTTGTGTTTTCAATGCATCAAGTTCTTCTTGTTGCTCTGGTGTTAAATCATCTATTGTCATAAGTTTGTTTTTACTTATTAATGAATCGACCTTTAAATTAACTATATCTCATCTCTTTTTGCGTCAACGATTGAGATACTCGTTATATCACTTCCGTCAAGATTCTTTTCAAGTATATCAAGAGCATTTTTCTCAACCAGATCTTTGTCCATCTCATTAGCAAAGACTGTAAATGTTGCCGTGATTGTCCAAGTGTCTTGTTTTTTGTTTTCCATACATTTATATTAATGTGCTTAATTATCGACCTTTGATTTGCAATTTATCTTGAGTCTCAACTTGTCAAGTGAATTGAGAATCAAGGAAACGGCTAATCTTTTCTTGGTCTATTTGCACAAGTATCGATTCTGCAAGGTCTGGCTCCGAGTTTTATACACCACGCTTTCCAGAATTTGTTGTGTCCGTGCTTATGACACTTTGCGTGTGCAAGTTCGTGTAAAATTGTGTTTCTAACTTCGAACTCTTCGTTTACTTTAACAAAGGGTTTTGATAAACGGATCTCTTTGAACATCCAATCACATTGTCCGTATTTATGATAAGAACGGATCCATTTGAATTTCCATTTCTTTCCGAGTCCGTGTTCTTTCATTAAACTCTCTGCTAAAAATTGTGCTTGATCTTTATCCATATATATTGTCAAAGTGCTTGACTCACTTATTAGCGGATAATCTTGGGTCTCGATTGATCTAGACAATTAAGAATCAAGTTAACGGCTAATACTTTTCGTTTAAAATAAAATCTTCAACCCAATAATGGTGTGCTTCTTCGTTGTCGTTTGATTTTCTATTGCCATATTCCTTGTTTAATTCTCTTTTGTATTTTTCGGCCGTAATCTCATTATCAAAGATGGCAATAGTTCTATCAATATAATTTTCATTTGGTTGATATTGATTCACTGCATATAAGATCATATTTTTAAAGTGCTAGACCCACTTGATTAATTTACTTCATTTTTATTATATCACGAAACAATTCGCTTGTAAAGGATAAGTTATTAACAGGTAGATAGTATGATACATTTATTTCAATTTGTAAATATTAAATCGTTTTTCCTATTATATTTTTATTATATCACGATTAAATGTTGTTGTAAATATCTAGTTGTTAACAGGTTTACAAATTAATATGTTTGTATTATAATATCATTTGTATTTTATTATAAATGTATGCATTTCAAAAATGTCATTTAATTCATTTGTGATGCAATTTAAGATCAGAAGAATAACTTATTAACATTTGATCATTTGTCTTTTATATAGTTTTATTATAAAAATGCTGTTTTTGAGCTATTTACAAACACAATAGAACGTGATATTATTTAATCATAATAAATTAATAAGGATTTTGTAGTAGTGGGTTCGGCTTTATTAATTTAAAGAAACCCACCAGAACCCGCTACTACAAAGTTCGGGTTTTTATCGTATGGAAGATAACAATTTCCAACTTATCAATAACTCAGACGACTGGAAATACTTTACCATCGTTCCGAACTACATATTGAATCATTCATCATTATATGATCGAGCATTGTATATTGAAATGAAAAGAACGGCTGGCCCGAACAATCGTTGCTGGTTATCACGTTCTGAGTTGGTAAAAAGAACAGGAATGAGTAATGGTCAAGTTTCAATCTCTTTAAAATATCTTCTAGAACACGGATGGATTAAGTCCGTTGGATCTAAACAAGGAAAAACAAAACCGATAACCGTTTATGAACTTGTAGATATCTGGAAACTGAACACGGATTATTATGAAAGTAAAAAGAAAAAAGATAGTCCATCCAGTGGATTATCTTTTGGAATACTACAAAAGATAGTCCATACGGTGGACTTAGATAGTCCACAAAAAGACTCGTATATAATAAAATTAAATAATAAAGAAATTAAAAAAGATATTTATACTGATCCGGCAGAGCCGAGATCAGCAAAGACAGTTCTTTATTCAATAATCTTAGAAGCTTGGAATAGTCAAAATATAATACAGCACAAGAAGATCACGGATAAAATGAAAAGAGCGATCAATGGTCGAATCCGTGACGGATATTCGATGGGAGAGATTACAAAGACCATTGAGAATTATAATACTATTTTAACGGACGAATCTTGTTTTTTCAAATACAAATGGTCATTGCATAAATTCTTAGATAGAGGATTTGAATCTTTTAAAGATTTAGAAATTGCACATACCAATTACACAAAACATAAAAACGAACAAGAGGAATTCGAATATCTTAAACAAAACAATTTACTACAATAATATGCCAACAGTTTATAACAAAGAACACGAAGTTGAAATGAGATATGTTGTGAAAGATGTCTCTATGAAGGAATATGATGAGTTTTACACACACAGTAAATTCTATGTTATTGTCCGTCAGATCAAGAATAAAATGGGAAAGGCAGTCGGATATAAGATAATCTTTAACGTTCCGTTAACGGAGGAATGGTTGAGAGATTATGAAAATGAAAATCAAGGCTTTAAATGCAGAATCTGCAAAGATACAGGTCTAAACAGAGCAGAAAAGAAGTATTGCAAATGTGAGTTAGGACAACTTGCAAAGAAGTTTTTCTGCACAAATCAACCGCAAACAGAATCAATAAAGAAGCTAGAAGGCCAGCTACAAATGTAGTATTGGTCTTTTAATTTTGCTCAGATGTCAAAAGACAAGAATACAAAACTTAATAAGGCAGACAAATCAATTCCAATAATTGACAATTCTAGATTGAAACAACTGGAAAAACAAGATAGAGGTAAAATCCGCCGGAAGTGTTTATTTAACTCTCCTGAAGAACTGCAAATGCTGTTTGATAAGTACTTCGACGAATGTAATAAGAAAGATAAAGTATATACAATGACTGGACTTGCAATGTACTTAGGGTTGACACGGAAGACACTTTTGCAATTTCAGGGAAAGAAACAATACAAAAAGATGATTGAAGACGCGAAAGAAAAAGTAAGACAGTTTATTGAAGACAGACTCGTGAATTCAAAACAGAATACTGCAGGATTAATCTTCTGGTTGAAAAATAATGCTGAATGGGAAGATAAAAACTACCTCTCCGGTGATAAATCTGAACCGATAAGAATTGTTATCAAGAAAGAAAATTAACAATTCTCCAATCTTGTTCTTTTAAACACACAAAAAATCCGTGATTGCTATTTTATCACGGAGTCTTTGTTAACGGCTTATTCTATTTCATCGATAGATTCTCCATTTTCACTTTCCCATTCATTCCATTCTTTGTCTTTAAATTCTTCTAATCCACCTGCATTTGAATAATCCGGTTTAATTTTATTATCTAATTGGAATGAATCATATTCTGCTAAAACATCTAATATCTTTTTTGCTTCTTTTATTGTTTTAACATCTACATAAAACGAATTATTCATTGGAATCTGAGGTTTCCACCATACTCTTAATTTCATATTTGTTAAAGAGCTAAATAGCATTGCTCGGTTATGAATTATCCATTCATCTTCGTTCACGATTTCTGGCCGACAATTATGAACGAAGTCAACGGCTAATAGGAATTAACTTGGCACTGTCTAAGAAACAACTTTTCTTTTTGAGTAAGGTCTCCGATATATTCTAGACTATATTCGCTTCTCTGGTATTCTTTTCCTTTAATTTCAATCGTTTCAATTTCTTCGATTTCTAGAAGTGCTCCTTTCAAATACTCATAGCCCATTCCAGAATCTAATCCTCCAGTCTTCAATAATTTCTTTGCTTCTTTTAACAATTCTCCCTTCTCATTATTATATAGCTTTTCTGCAGGATATGCTCCGAAACCTCCTCCCCACAATTTTCCATAAACAACTCCTGTTGTTTTAAATGTTTTCATATTTTTAAAGAACGGCCAGCTTCTTAATTAATTATCCACTTATCTTATTCCACTAGTCTGCTCGTTTGAATAATGGAATAAGGAAACGGCTAATTAAAATTTATTGATTGTTGCAGTAATTGATTTTGAAAGCGGAATAAATAATTCTTTTTCTTTATTTTTCAAACTAAATCCGCTATCAATAAAATCTTTTTTTAACAATCTTGATAATAAATCTTCTAATTGCTGGATTAATTCTAAATCTTTTTGATTTTTAACTTTGATTGTTAAAACTAATTCTTTTTCAATTTCTCTTTTCATATTTTATTTTAAAGAACGAGCATCTTTGATTACTTATTATACTTTTATTATATAAGAAAACAATTCCGCTGTAAATAGTAAGTTATTAACAGGTTTACAGTATAGCTTAAATGTATTAAACTAGGGAGGTAGTATTATGTGGCTCCGCTAAACATCTTGCCTTATACGCCCAATTACAATATGATAGTATAATACAAATGGCTCATATTGTAAATTATAGCACAGAATGGCCTATATGAGAGAGGAGGAAGGAAGCCGGATGATTCCATTAAACTAGCAGGGATAATTCCTTAGAGGGTATAAGGATTAAACTAGGCTGCATTCTTTCAGGGGCTACCCATCCCCCGACCCCGACTTGTAGTAAAATCTGATATTGTGAATGATCACGATCGAAAGAGTCCGCCTATATATACGCTTTTAATATGCTATTCTCCGTTTTTAATAAGAATCCGCTAAGCAGTTTCAGTTTTTATATTTAAAACATCCAAGCAGTTCATGCCTACATATGAAAAATCTAGAAATCCCATACAATTTCACCCCAAGAGCTTATCAACGTCCAATCAAGAAATACATAGAAGGTGGGGGTAAGAGAGCAGTTGCTGTTTGGCACCGTCGAGGTGGAAAAGATAAAACTGGATTGAACATAATGATCGAAATGATGCTAGAAAAGGTTGGAGTCTATTACTATTTCCTGCCTACATACAATCAAGGAAGAAAGATTATCTGGGATGGTATTGATAAAGACGGATTTAAGTTCATTGCACATTTTCCTAAAGAGCTTATTGCTAAGAAAAATGACTCTGAAATGAAGATTGTTCTCAAGAACGGATCACTCTTTCAAATCGTAGGGACGGATAACTTCGATTCTGTCGTTGGAACGAATCCAATTGGGACGATATGGTCAGAGTATTCACTCCAGAATCCGTCAGCATGGGACTTCGTTCGACCGATTCTCACTGAAAATGAAGGTTGGGCAATGTTTCTCTATACTCCTCGAGGTCGCAATCACGGTTGGCAGCTGTATGAGATGGCAAAACAGAATCCAGAATGGTTTTGTGAGAAGCTTACGATCTTAGACACTGGAGTTGTCACACCTGAAGACGTTGAAAGAGAAATAAGGGAGGGAATGGATCCTGATTTAGCCCAGCAAGAGTTCTACTGTTCATTCGAGGGACCGATGGCTGGATCGTATTACGGTAAATTGATTGAAGCAGCAAGAACTGAGAAAAGGATCGTTAGATCACTCTACGATAATAGGTACAAAGTCAACACCGCTTGGGATCTTGGGTTCACTGATACGATGGTTATTTGGTTCTTTCAAGAAATTGGAGCTGAGGTTCACTTGATTGACTACTTCGAGCAGTCGGGAGAAGGATTAGCATATTACGCAAAGAAGCTCCAAGAGAAACCGTATGTCTATGGAAGACACATAGCTCCTCACGACATCAAAGTGAAAGAACTCGGAACTGGAAAATCACGTTATGAAGTTGCTATGGAGTTGGGAATCAATTTTGAATTAGCTCCGAACTTGCCTGTGGAGGAGGGGATAGACACAGTTCGACGTATGTTTAATAAATGTTGGTTTGATGAGAAATGTGATCGTGGCATAAATGCTCTTGCATCATATCACAGAGAATATGATGACATACGTAGAGCATTCAAAGACAAGCCATTCCACGATTGGGCTTCTCACGCATCAGATGCATTCAGGATGTTGGCCTTGGGACGGAGGGAAGGTCAGCTCGGACACTACATCAAAGATCCTGAAATAGAAGAATTTGAAAAGACGGTCGCCAGGGAAGCTGGTGAAAAACACGATCCACTTAATCCATTTGGAGTTTAAATAATTATTTTAATACATGCCAGAAAGTAAATTAACAGAAGAAGTCGTAGTTGAAGAACAGATGATCTACGACGATAGTGAACACGAGTACATAAGAGCACTCCAGAAACGTTTAGAGTCTGCTCGTGATTTGAGAGCTCAGGAACATCCTGAGTTTGACTATGTCAGCTTTGACGAGTATTGGTGGATCAACGAACGAGGTGCTAATACATATATAGATCCAAAGAAGAACAGAGGAGAACCACAATACCAGTCAGGAACGCTCAGAACGAAGCTCATGTCGTTCGTCTCGTCGTTCCAGTCATTGAATCTAGAAGCAGACATAACGGCTTTTGATAAGAACAGTTTTCCAATCGCTGCTTTGGGAAATGCGATGGAAGATATAATTGATCGCACAGAAGAAGTAGAAAACGATGACGAAAAGAAAATGCTTCGACAGTATGAAATGTTAAAGCAAGGTGTTGTCTACGTAGAGGACACCTGGGACAATCGTTTCATATTAGAGAAGAAATCAAAAGGATCGATCGACGATCCTGATAAGATGAAATGGACAGAGAGAGAAGTTCGACAGGTTGGAATGCCAGTCAGGAGAATTGTTCCGACATGTTCTGTATTTTTAGGAGATCTCACAAAGTATTTGATTGAAGAACAACCATACATCTTTACAGTTGAGATTATGGATTACGATGAAGCTTATCAATTCTATAGCAATCTTTCTAGATGGAAGTATGTTTCAAAGACAAGGAAGTCATTCAATGGAACGACAGAAGAGGCAATGCTCAAGAACGCTTGGAGATTGCTTCCCTCTGCTACTGAAGGTAAATGTGAAGTCGTTAAATATCAATGCAAGCAACACAACGAATTCCAGTTGATCCTGAATGGAGTTATAATGTTAAAGCAGGGATTTCCACTTACAGAATTTGCTCCAGATGGAGAATATACAATCGTTCAACAGAATCTAGAACCAATCAGACATGACTTTGCATACGGTAAATCGTTTATCTTTAGAAATAAGAATTCTGTTGCAATACTCGATACGATGATGAGACTCGGTGTTCTCAAGACTTACAAGTCGTTCATGCCACCGTATTTGAATGTCTCTGATCGAGTAGTATCAAAAGATGTATTCATGCCGGGAAAGATTACGAGAGGACTTACTCCGAACCAGATCGTCCCGATAAACGAGAAAGAATCCCAAGGTGTCACACCCGCTGAGTTCAATATGATGCAAGAGTTCATAAAGAATATCGACAGGAACACCGCTAGTCAGACGTTCACTGGATCGAAAGAGGGAGGGAAGACAACTGCTACACAGATTCTTGAATTGCAAAGACAAGCAAGAATCATGATGGGAACGATGATCTTAGCAGCTTCACTTCTTGAAAAGAAACTGGTGATGAAACGTTTGGCACTCTTACTTAAGAACTGGTTTGATCCAGTTGAAAATAGTTTTGATGCTGCGAAGAAGGAA